GGCAATGGATCATTTTCAATTAAATCCATACCTTGAGTTTGTGTAGTATTTCTTCTTAAAATTATTGTTTCTCCAGTCGCAACTGTATTACCACCTGTTGTCGTAACAGTTCCACCTGAAGCATCACCAGCACCTGAAACGGTATAATGAGTAGTTAAAGATTTAACTGTTTCTGTTCCAGTAGCAGAACGAATAATAACTTGCATTTCACTATCAGAAGTTATTTTAAACGTATAGCTAAACGCTGTTGTACTATCATTTCCTGAATAGGAATTTTTAATAGTTGTTGTACTTATAGTCATTAGTTATTGTTCTCCATTGTTTTTAATGTTTCATCAGCTTGTTTAAAAGCTTCAGTCGTTGTTGCAGATAAAGGTTCTGACCTATTGTGTGTTAAAAATTTATCTTTTAATAAATCCAAACCTCTAGCTTGAATGCTGTCGTAAAATTCACTTTTAGGATAATTACTTTCTTTTCCACCTGAAGAATTAAGCATTTTTTTTGCTTCTGATCTTGCTTTTCCTAAAATTTCTGAAATGTAACCTTCTTTAATTAAGCGTTCTGAATTTTGGTATATTTCATATTTATTTACTCCATTCTCAGTCCATTCAGGATTTAATATAGTATTCTCAATAGTTTCAGAAAAAAGTAATCCAGCGTTATAGTCATAAAATTCTTGTTCTCTATCTGTAAATGGAACGGTAACGTTTAATCCATTTAAAGAATTGTAATTAATTTGTAGACTTCTATCTTTTCTAGATAGTTTTGGCATAACTGATAAAACTTCTTTTTCAGCTGCACCATGTCTATACTTAGATAGAAAAGCAAACTTATGAACTGGTTTGCCAAACATATTATAAGATGTTGGTAAATCTTTATTATATAATGTACTTTCAACTAAAGTATTCCACTCAGTAGATAGTTTTTGATAATCACTATTAATAAATAATTTAGAAACTTGTTTTGCACCAGTTGGAATAAATGCTTTTCCAAAATCTTGCGACCATTTTTTCCCAGCTTTTAAAGCTGTTGCTGTATCTTCAATTGATCCTATTCTTTGTAAATCTTTAACAGCATCACCAGCACCTTTTAAAAAAGTAGAGTTAGATAAATTTTCACCAAAACTTAAAGCAAAAGCCATAGTGTATTCAGCCATTAATTTCTCATTAAAACCAGTTTCACTACTATATGTATTGTTTATCATTGCTTCTGAATAAGCACCAAGATTAGCAGCTTGACTAATCATTGTAGTTAAAGGATCAAGTCCAGTTAAATTAATTTGTGTTCCACCTATACGGATTGAGTTAGGTTGATAATTAAAACCTTTCATCATTTCGTATTTGCCACCACTTTTTTTACCTGGAATAGTAATGTCTGCACCACTTGTAACACCGTAAATACCAGGAACACTCATTGCAAAATAAAACATAGTTCCAAGTCTAAGTCTCATTTCAGCAAGTTGTTTTCTTGCACCACCAGCGGCAATTTCTGCTTTATGATTTGTTAATAATTTTGCTAAAACTGGAGTTCTTTCTGCAACAAATCCAGCAATGTTAATTGGTGTTTGTGTAAATGGAATATAATAATTAGTTAGCCAAGTAAAATAACCAGTACCACCTTTTGCACTTTGAGCAACACGACCAATTTTTCCTAACCAATCAGGTCTATCTCTCATTTTAGTTTGAAAGACTGAATACATCATTCCTTCATTAGCTTGTTTAGCCATTACAGAAGTTGGATTTAAAACTCTATCAGCTAAGAACATTGCAGCATCAGCTTCTTTTAAAGTTTTGTTTTGGATACGTTCCATAACCTCTCTAAAAGCTAATGCGTAAAGTTCTGCTCTATATTCTCTATTTTTAAAAAAGTTATCAGCTGTAGTAAGCATTCTTGTAGGAATACGACCTAAAGTTAGTACTCTTCCTAAAGCATCAACAGTTCCAGTTGGATCATTAAAATTACTTGATGATAACCTATGTGATCTCATTTCAATTTTAGTTCCACCATGAGTAGCTGGAATTAACTCATCAAAGTTTTTTAAAATTTCCTTTAACGGTTTTCCTTTTAAAGCAACAGATAAAGCAGCCATCATTTCTTGAGCAGCCATTGATTTACCAAATGCTCTTGCAATATCTTCGTAAGCAGCAACACCACCTTCAACTTTTCCACCATGTAATCTTGCAACAGCTTTTCTTTCCATTTGAATTATTGCTTGAGAAATCCAGTTACCACCAGTATTTCTAATGTGTGTCATTGGATTTGATAAAATGGAATTAATAAATATTTCTGCAATACTATCAGAAACTTTTCTTAAATTTGCAAAAGCTCCAGTTTCTTGTGTAAAATTATTTTTAGCTCTATTAGTTCCAGTTTTAAGAAACATTGTAGCTAAAGCCTTTGTTTCTTCAGGACCACCAAGTTCTAATAATAAATCGTTTTTATTTAAGTCGTCTAAATCTATATGTGTAAATCTTTGATCTCTTGTTTTAGTTTGAAATTGTCTAAAAGTTCTAGCAGTTTCAGTTTGAACTCCTTTAACTATTTTTTGAAATTCAGACATTAAAGCGAAATGCTGTCTAAATTCTAATTTTTGTAGTTCATTAGCTTTTCCACCTGATACAGCATTAGCCATATTATTCAACTTACCCATACCAGCTGCTAATAATTCTCTAGCAGCATACATATATTCAGCGTTTAAAGTTTGTCCTGGTCTTAAACTTAATAAAGTTTTTTGTAATTGCTTAGGATCTTTTTGAAGCCAAGTAGAAAGAGATTTTAATTGTTCTTCTGTTTGAACTCCTCTTTTTTGTCTATCAATAGAACCAGCATACTTTTTAGATATTACTTCTATAAACTTTGCAATATCTTCTTTGTTCTTAAATTTTGAAATATTAAAATCATCTAATACTTTAGGTGTAATTTTTGTTGCATTATACTTAAACAAAACATCATCTGCTTCATCAATACTTGTTGCTGCAATCTTTTTAGTAGGAGTTAATTTTCTAACTTGAACCTTACTTTTAGCTAACTCTTCTTTATCTACTTTAAATACTGATCCAGTTCCTTCTTCACTTACAGTTACGGTTTTATCACCTACTTTAAAATCTTTCTTTGGAACTTGTAATAATTCTTCAGCCTTCTTTGTTTTACCACCTTTTATAAGCTTTTCAGCCGCTGGTAATAATTGTTCCTTTATAATTTCCTTTGTAACCTTTGTGCTAACCATTAATTATTTATCCTTGATTTTTTGAAAAGAGATATTTGACGATACTCTTTATTTACTTATTTTCTGTAACTTTTGAAATAGTATTGTTTCCTATGTTTTCAGCGACAGCTCCAACAGAAGCAGCTCCTCCAACAGATATTGTATTTTGAGGTTGAGCAAATTTAGGAATATTATTCTTAGCGTATTTTAAAGCTTTAACTATTGGACTTGTAAGAAAACCTAATCCAGTTCCTTCAGCCATTCTATAAGTTGTATTAAATATCTTTTCTTCAGGACTATTTTCTAAATCTACAACCATTTTCTTAAAACCTTGTACTTGTTCACTATTTAAAAATATTTCTGCATCATCATCAAAAGCTATTCCAGCACCCATTCCATAGGCTACTGGCAAAGCCATCCAATTAGGAACTCCAGTATTCTTTAATTTTTTATAAATTGGTACAGCATAAGGAGTATCTTGAGCTATCATTGCTACAAACTCAGCAGCTTTACTACTTGTCTCGCTTCCTTCACCAATTTTTCTAACTTCTTGTTTTTGTGTTCCTAAATAATCTGAGAATTTTTTAATGTTTGAATTAAGACTTTGTTTAAATTTTTTAGCATCGCCATTATTAAATGCAGCATTCATAGCTGGATCAACTTTAGTAAATGTATTAAACAAAACTCCAGCAGCATTAGAAGCTACATCAACTCCATTTAAACCAGCTAACATTAAAGCTTTAACTGTTTCTTCTGGCATATCTTTAACAAAGTTTAATAAACCTTTAGTGTAATCATAACTATCAATTTCTTTTTCTTTATCATCTTTGTAGTTAAGTTGAACTACACCAGCTTCAGTTTCCTTTTCGTGTCCAGTTAATTCATTGGTATCAATATTGTTGTCTATTAAAGTTTTAAAAGCATTACTATTTTTAATGTCTTTATTAGATTGAATGCCTAAGTATTGTTCTACCCAGTTAAAATTTTCTTCTTCCATTATAATCCTTTTTGAGGTTTCTTTGTATTGCTCTTAACGCTTTTGTCAGAAGGATTTGTTTCAGCAAAAGCATCAGCAACTCCATCATTTCCAGGACCTTCAAATTGTTGTTTTCGAACATAAAACATATCCTCAATGCTATCCAATGCCGCCATATCCTCTATATAAGTTTGTAAATCTTTTGTGTTATCAAAAACTTTTGCAGCTTCGTCTCTATGTTTTTTAAAATAAATTTCAGATGTAACTTTTCCAGCTTTTAATTCTTCATTACTTGGAGGATCAAGTTTAATAGATTTTGTAATTGCTATGTTATAAATATCAGGTAAATTATTTGCATCTAAATATTTTTCAGCAACCTCAACATAAGCATCTTCAGCACTATAACCTTCTCTAATTAATTTATCGTAATAATCTAATCCAAGTATTTCTGTTCTTTTTTGAGTTTGTTGAATTGATAAATTAGGTCCAATTTGAAACATCGCTTTTTGACCTTCTTCGACTTTTCTTAAATCGTCAGATAATAGTTTTCTAGTTTTTTTATATTCAATAAATCCAGGTCTATCTGTTTTGTATTTATCAAAAATTTGAATAAACTTTTCTAAATCTTTAATTCCTAATTTATCAGCAAGTTCAGGTGATGTAAGAACAGCGCTTTCAATTGCATCTAAATCTTCAATACCTTCAGCGGAGTGAATAGCTCCATTAATTAATGTTAATATATTTTCATCACTTGGCTCAATTTCTCCAAGTTTAACTCTATATAAAGCATTTCTTTGTGATGAGTTTATTTGATCGGATTTAAACATATCGTTTATATCATCAACAGTAAAATTTTGATTATTGTTTAGCATATAAGCAAAGTTTGAAACTTTAGCTTTGGTATCTGCTTTTTCTTTTATTTCATCAAAGTTTCTTTTTTTAACATAATCACTAACAATTGCATTTGCAGCATTAGCTCTAGCAACTTTAGCACCTTCTACTCCAACTAACTCTTCTAATTCTGATCCTAATTCATAAACACCAAAAGGATCGTTTTTAGTTCTAAAAGCAAGTTGAAATGTTAATGTTCTTTTTTGACTATCTTCTTGTAATTTCTTCCAGGCTTTATCAGAGTATCTAGCTTTATTACTTGGATCATTAAAAAATATGTTTTTTTGTCCAGCAGCAAATAATCTAGTTTTAACATCATCATTTGCTTCGTCTTTATCCCAAGACATAATCTCATCTAAATCATTAGCGTAAGATCGTTCAGTATGATTACTAATAATTTTTGAATAAAGGTTATCGTAATTCTTATCAACAGTATCAGCTAAATAATTATTGAAAGCTTGTTTAACATCTTTGTTTTGATCTTTAATTAAATTTTCAAAGTT